AACCATTTCTTCAATAAATGATTCTCGAGCAGGACGAATAATCATACCAGGAACACGCCAATCAGTGTAGTTGCGAAGTCTGGTACGCAACAACAAGTTGCTGTCATCATCGATTGCCAGTTGCCGACTCAAAATGTGCTCGGTTGTTTCGTGGCACATTTCCTGCTTGTACATTCTAGTGCTTTCCTCGTAGTACGCTGCCTGATGTTTTTGTATAGCTGTATCTAGATCAGTTTTTAAACCATCAAATACTCGAATCAGTTGGTCAAACGATTCGTGCACCGAACTCAAACGCTTGGCAATACGGGCTTTATAGAATCCTACATCATGCTCTTGACTGGACACAATGTGATTGATTGCGGCCAGCTCGTGATCAGTTTGATCACAGGTCTGCTGTACGCTCACTGTGTCCAATTGATTACGATAGTGTACAATGCTGCTGAGTTTCATTCAAAATCAAACAAACTGGTAAAAGTATTTTCTGTGTTGGTTGCTGACGCCAAGTCCCAGTCCAACACACCTAGCAAGTTGTCAACCTTTTGGTCCACAACAGTTGCTTCCATCAGTCCGTCATCAAACGGAAGCTCAGTAAACCAAGTGGGCAATCGTTGTTCATCTGTGGGATAGCCTATGCTGGTCCAGCCCAGCGCATTTGACTTCAGCTTGCACACAATGGTTTTCATGCCGTCTACAATCTGCATTGAATAGTTGTCACCGTTCATTTTTCGCATGTTGTTCCAGTTGATAGCAGCCCGCACATGCCCGGGCATGTTGGCTTTGCCCAGTCGGGCTTCTTCTGCCGCATACTTGGTCAAGTTGTTCACACGCTTGGGACTGCCCTTCTCCCACCCTGGACGTTCCATGAACTCATACTTGAATGCGCGAATGTGTTCAATCAATTCATCACGCTGAGCACCAGCCAACAGCTTGTTGAGAATTTCCAACAAGAACTCTTGAATTACCTTGGGCGTATCACTGCGCTTCAAGTCCAGGCCTGTGGCTTTGGTCTTGCCAATCTTGCCGTCTACGTCCAGGCGTTTGTTTTCAATGTCGATAGCGTTGACAGCATATCGCTTCTTGGTAATAAACAAACCACGATCTGCTACAGTTTCTCGACCACACTTGATCAGCTCGCCCATCTCTCTGGGACAATGAAACGCCTGTTCCATAAAGCCTGGGAAACTAGCATTGACCTGTTCAGCTAGGTCATCATATAGTGCAATGCAAGTTTCTTTTGACCACTCTGTGCGACCAGCTTCAACTTCTTTTTTGAGCATGGGCCATGCACTGAAATAACACGAATCAGTGTCACCGTAGATTATTGCTTCGCCTACGTGATCATACTCTCCTGTAACACATTCATTGATGTAAGAATCCATGTGTTTGGCAATAGCACGACCCGTAAGTGTAGTACTCTGTCCGATACGCTTGTCAAAGAACCTGCAACCTGGATTCAAAATAGCACCATACAAACTGTTCAAGTTAATCTTCTTGACCAATTGACGCTTGTCCCAGAATGCAATGTCCTTGGGATCGGTGGCCAATTTTTTCTTGGCCTGCATTTCTTTGCGCTCTGAGTACCAGCGTTCCAGCAAGCCGGGAATGATACCTTTCTTCTCGTAGGTAAGAATGGTTCCGTTAGCAGTGAGAATCCAGGGCCGGTGACTATCAAATATAATTTTCCAGATCTCAGCAGCCGAGTGTGTGCTTTCTGTACCGTCTTGCCAGTCAATGGTAATCTCTGTACCTACTTCTGTGTTCATCACAGCAGTGTATTCAAGACTGCCAAACATGTTTTCCCACGCATCAGCAAACTTGCCACCGTTCTTGGCCAACTGTGCCTTGATGTAGTGATCAGTCATGATAGGACGCAATTGTCCTACTACTGTTTCTGGTCCCATGTTCATGGCACGAATAGCTGATGGATACAAGCTGTTGATGTCCACAGAGCCCACCCACTCATGCAAGCCCTTGCGTGGATACGCAACATAAGCACCAGCGGCTTGATTGTCTGCACTGTCGTTGCGTTGTTGTCGATTGGGTACAACCATGCCACGCTCGTGAGCTTCGTTGATGATGGCCTGTTCAGTCACTGCTACAGCGCCCATGGTGGTCTGCAACAGCACAGTGTTGGCATGTGCCAGTTCGCTGGCCAGTTCCAGGAATCTCAGCTTTTTGTCCAGGCGATCCAACAGTGCAGTATCCTGACGGTTGTATTCAATAAACTTGCGAAAGTGTTGATTGTACAGTTGATCCAAGGTGCCTTCAAACTGTGTTTTACGATCACCTAGTTCGTGTTCAGCAATGGCATCCAGACTGTAGCTGTGTCGTTCTTCGTAGGTGTATTTGCGATACAGTTGCATATAGTCCATATGCACACGACCCACAAGATCATAAGTCTCTTGTTCAGCGCCAAAACGTTCAAACATACGCTTCTTGGGCATTTGCCCCCACAAGCAAAACTTGCGAGTATCGTCCTTGCTGAGCACACGAGTGATACGGTTCACTGTGTAAGGTATGTCATAGCCTTCTGAGTTCCAACCTGACAATACATCAGCATCGTCAATCAAGTCCAAGAACATTTTCAACATGTCCTCTTCTTTTTCAAACAAGAACGTGTTGTCAAAGTCTGCTACCAATTCACGAGCAGTTTCCATACTCATGTGTCTTGGAGGAACAGCCAAGGTGACCAGTTGATCCAGCCAGTTGAGATACACAGATATAGCAGTGATGGCGTTGAACGGATCCTCCACTGGTGAGAATCCCTTGTCCTTGTGAAAGTCTACTTCAATGTCGAAAAAAGCTGTGTGCAGTTCAGGGGCATCTTGATCCTTGTAGTTCTCTTCCAAGCATCTAAAGATAGGATTGATGTCAGACTCATACAGTTGTTTGCCCGAGTGTATGCGAACTTCCTTGCGAAATTCCTTGTTGTTTCGAGTGCTGAATCTACTCACCGGAGTGTCATAGATACTGCGAAACTTGCCACGTGGGTCGTTGTAGTAGAACACATAGTTGGCTGGAAATTCGCGATAGACTCTCTTGCCATCGCGGCGTTCTACTGTGTGGATGCGATCGTGTTCACGATCAAATAGTGCGTCAATATAACTCATTGTTCTCCGATTGTGGCCGGTAAGCCGTGATTCATGCTCGTAACGTGAGCGACTCGCTGTGTAAAACAGTACTTATAGAGTTTTGCCAACGGTTTCCAAAATTGTTTCCAGCAGTTCGTGGTCTTGTTTGGCTTTGCCAAATTCAGCCTTGTGTGCCAGCTTGATGGCTTTTTTCAACACGCCAGGCTTGATTTCAAGTTCTTCAGCAATGGCCTTGATAGTGTCATTGAGTCCACCTGTGAGTGTTTCAATTTCTTGAGTCACTTGCATGCCTTCGTTGATAATTTGAATCAACTTGATCTTTTGATCACCGTTGAATGTTTTTGCTTCCATAGAATACTCCTTGTGAACTGCTATTGTAACAGTTACAGGGAACAAAATCAACTCATGTACTTGCCAATTTGCAACACTGATCGCCAATCTGTGCCACGCTTGGTTTCCATTTCTGTCATTAGCCGATGATAGGTTATCATCTCCTTGCGATAACGAGCATGGTCCAACTGAGACTGCACTGTGGGCAGCAGGTTCTCTAATTCTGGGTATGCACTCAAACGGGACATTACTGGCTCTAGCATTTCCAACGGGATCAAGGCTGGTGCAAAGTATGGTTTGTGGTTTACTTGAAAATGCACTGTGAGTTCAGGATCATGACTGTGTACAAAGTCTATGACATCTGCTAACTCAAACAGGTTGTAGTTGCTGGCACAACTGATAAATCCAATCTTTAGATGCGGCATTTGAGATCGTAACTCAAAGAATTTAGCAATGTTGGCAGCAATTTGTTCCCACTTGGCAGGCCAACGTATGAGCTCGCATGCAGCACCAGTGGCGTCCAAACTGATCACAAGGTCTATGGCCTTGACCTGACTCCAGGTATCCAACACCCGTTGATCAGGAAAGAATGTGCCATTGGTGTTGTAGCTGATATGCAGTTGACTCAGTGGTGAAGATTCTGCATAGATGCCCAGCATTTTGAGATGCTCGGTACTCATTAGTGGCTCACCCCCAGTGAAATGCATTTGATACACATGAGAAAAATCCAATCTGCGAAACAATTGCAACTTGTCTTCAAAGCTGTAGTCTTGATCAGTTAAGCCTTCTTCCCGTGCCCAGGTGCTACTGCTGTAGCTACTGCACATGATACAGGCCAGATTGCATACATTTTGTGTGGTCACATCAATGCGATTGAGTTCAACACGAATATCTTGATTGTGATTCTGATTGCTAAAAAATCTACGACTAGGAGGATTTTGTGCTTCTTGTCGCCAACAGTTGCTGCAAGCAGGCGCGGGCTTAT